TTACATTGATATATGTACGCCACCTTTTCTGCCGCCCAAAACCGTTTTTCCTTTCAGCATTTCCCATTGAAAATCAGCAGATTCCTGTCGTGCAACGAGAAAATTACCGGCTCTTTGTGTGAGTTGAGCAAAATTAACGACATAGTCGGAAGCTCCTTCATTGTACATATAAACGGAAGCTTCAGAGCCCATAAATCCAATGTCAGCTTCGCCGGAAATAACAGCCGTCATTGTTTTATCAGCTCCAAACGGGGATGACAATTTAGGCGCAGACAGCTTAAATAAAATCAACATAGTCAATCGTATAATCGGATTTTAAATAGATCTGCCGGATCGTGTTTTTCCAAAAAGCTCTTTTGTTCTCAGGGGTCAATGATTTGTAAATATCCCTGAAATCCTGCTGAAGGAGTGTCTTAATAAATGAGTAGTCAGGCTCGGGATCAACGGTTACAGAGTTTAAATCTTCTTTTTCTTTTTCCAGTGAGTCGTATTCCCGGCTGTAATAGTCCCATTCGATTCGTCCCTTTTGAAAGAGCAAATTTAATCGATCCAGTTCCTTGTCGATCTGCTTTTCTGTTCGAACCGGCGGCGCTTTCTTTTTTTGCTGCTTTACATTTTCTACACGGATTTTGTACATTTTAAACTCATTCTCCAGATTATCTAAAAGGTAGCTTTCAATCAGATTTTGGCTTACCCTGTGGTGATTTGTGCAGATTCGGTCAATCATTGCCTTATTGCATCTGTAGTAACAGTAGTCTCGTTTTTCTCCAGTCTTTCTGTTTACAACGGATTTGCAGCCAGTTCCGCATAAAATCTGTCCGCATTGCGGACATCGGATTAGTCCGGTAAAGTAGTAGACCCTTCCGGATCGTGTACGTCTTATACTTTTTTTGCTGATGTTTTGGATGTGCGCCCATCGTTCCTCCGACAGGTAAGCGGGGCAGTATGGAATCCCGCGGTATGTACCTTTGTAAAATTCACTGGAAAGCATGGTGCGCAGCATGCTGTAAGAAAAAGCGGGATCGTAGTTACGCTGTATAAATCGAAGAGTCTGCTGCTTAGCCTGGTGTTTTTCAAAGTAATCGTAAAACGCATTTACCATCTCTTCCTGTTCCGGATCTTTGACCATACATTTCTTTCCATCTACGATTCCCACCTTATAACCGCGCGGCATATTGTTTTCTCCAAAAATGACTTTTCCCTGCCGAATAGATGCTTCGTTCACGAATTTGATACGCTCGGATGTTGTATCTACTTCGTTCTGTCCGATTGACAGCACAACATTGAGCTGTAGCCGGCCGTCCCTAGTCTCCATGTTGATGCCCGGTTCTGAGGCAGATATCCAGTATACTCCATATTCATCCAGGATATCTTGTACTTTGTAGAAGTCGGACATGTTTCTAAACCAGCGATCCAGCCGCCAGAAGAGGATTACGTCAATCTTTCCGGCCTTTACGTCTTCCAGCAGAGCATGGATTGCTTTTCGTTTCTTGAGTTCTTTTCTTGCAGTTTTACCTTCATCTGCATAGATACCGGTAATGATCATTCCATGATCTTTCGCATAGCATGCAAGGTATTCACGCTGAGCTTCTATGGATTTTCCGTGCATCATCTGCTCCGAAGTTGAGACACGGATATAGATCGCACAGCGTTTGATCTTTTCCGACATGTTATCATCTCCTTTATTCATTTGTATGTTTCAAGCCGCGCCCCATGCATAGGGACGAGGATACAAAAATAACAGCCAGCATGGAACGAGTGTTCCGGCTTGCGTGACTGTTCCGAAGATGATACAATATTTTTTGAATTGGGGTATCATTCTTCGGAATGTTACTTGAGCCGTTCCTGTTGGCGCAGGGGCGGTTCTTTCTTATGCAAAAATAAAAGGTGCTTCCACTATGGGAAACACCTTCGATTTTAAATCGAATTACAAGCTGGGCGGCGTATCCAGCATCTCAGGTACTCTTTCGAGTGTGTCGGGAGCCTTTCCGACCTTTGCAATTCAATTTATTGTATTCCCATTATAGAGTAAAATATTCTATTTGTCAAATTTTTTGAGTCGTCCGTTATCTATCCCATGTTTCAGTTTTCCGTTTGTTATTGTGTGAAGAGTAGCGACATACAAATAGTTTTCTTTCATATCCAGTTTAATTCCGATTTGTACGTTTTCACTAAATATTTTAACAAGTTCGAAGCTGTCTCCCGATTCATTTGGATTTACACCTATGTAATCAGGAGAAGATATGATGGATGAGATAAATCGAAGATATGGAAGACATTCCGGATGTCGTTTTTCGATGTGCTTCTCTAATCCAAAAGATTGATATATTAAATCTTGTTCAAACTGTATAGGAAGATATTTATTGAATTCTTTATTGTAAGATGCAACAGGAAATACTTTGTTGTTCGTGACTTATCTCACCTCTTTTCTTTAGTTCTTCCACTGCACACTGTGGGGCAGAGGCGGTTCTTGACATTTATGGTACATTTGCTATAATGTACTTAACAAGACAACTGGAATAGATAGATGAAGCCTATCCGTTCCGGGCAAGAAGTTAATTACGAGAAGTAATCGCTCATCCTACCAAGACCGGGCGATTACTTTTTTCGTTTATCATAGAAGCTTTTTACAAGAGTGATGATTGCAACAATCATTAGTACAAATGTAAATAAGTCATTATATGTAACGTACATAAGCACCACCCCTTTCGCAAGACTCCGAAACGGATGGATTCGCCCTTCCAGTTGTCCGGGTAAATACAGTATTTAGTTTTTCCCCTGCCCGCTGTGGGGCAGGGAGTAAGAGCAACAGTTACAATAATTGGTCACCCTCTTTTGAGAGTTCATGGAGAAATTCAAGCGCTTCCGAGCTCATTTGTGGCGTATAATTTTCCATGATTGCGAAGAACTTTTGTATGCGTTTTATCTTGGCTTTCTCAGTTTTTAATGATTTAGAAGCATTTCTTACTGATTGATAATATTTATTGATAAAAGCAATTTCGTTTTGGGGACGTTTCTGTCTTAAAACTGCAACTTGTTCAGAAATTGATTTATTGAAATTGTAGTATGGTTCAAAAGTGGATAACTTAGTCATTTCTTCAATGAGCAAGTCATATCTGTCAAAAAACACTTCAGGGGTGAGGGTGTCATTCACTAATCGAATACAGTCGTCAATTATTTTCCGATGACTGGAGACGGACATCTCAATGCCTGCATCCAGTTGTTGCTTGGTTAATTTTATAGTATTCAATTTTTGTCCGGTGACAAGCTCTTGAATAGCTAATACTTCATCTTTACTTCTTCCGTAATTTTTATATTTTCCATCAAATAATCCCATAAATCGCTCTCCTTTCTTTTCCCACAGTTAAACTACTATATAAACGATTCTGCGCTTATACCTCTTCCATGACTGCTAGATGCGGAATGAAGAAGATAATGTAATTGTCTATCTTCGCATATTCTCCGTATTTTTCTGTGTAGCAGTCGATACATTCCTGTAAAAATTCTTCTGTTACGCCCAGATATTCTGCTGTCTCGTGTCGAGAATGACATCCGGCGCGGAACGCTTGTATAATTCCGGTCAGTCCGATCAGCTTGTTATACCCCCAAAGCCTTGCTTGTCGTTCCTGTTTGCGATTCTGGAAGTCGGATAAATCTGTTATATCTCCGACAGTTGTATGGTAATGCCCCAGTTCTTCCGCGAGGACGCAGGCTTTTTCAGCGCCATTATCTACAGACGTATTAATTGCGATATTTCCATCTATATAGATACCTTTTAGGTTTTCTTCTCCGAGATAATAATTATGC